CTATCAACTCTAACGCCACTCTCTGTGTGGTAAAGACTGTAAGGGGTTCCATGCCCTGTATAGTTTTCTTTTCTAAGTTCCCATACGCCATCTGGAGAAATAAATCTATCTCTCATACCAGCAACGTATCTCATACTTAATGGCATCCATCCAATTCCAGCAAGTCCTTGTTCAACGGGATTGTGCATCCCAGGTTTACCTACATTGTCTGCAGAATGAGTTTCCGCTGCTCTAAACGAATCGGTTGAAGTATTGAAAAGTCCAGGAATTCTTTTTCCTCTTGGGTCAAAAAGCATATACGAACCAGCACCCTTAGGCTGACCCTTGTTCGGACCTGTCAAATACAGTTCTTTTGTAAGGAATGTTTTATAGCCAGAATCATGATAATGACCTGTTGCAATAGAATGTCCTCCCATTTCATAACCAGCAGCAATATTAGCAAGTTCATCTGGCAGGATGTCTCTCCATTGATTTTGTGAAAAACCAACGCCACCAAGGTCATTGCCCCTACTTGACATCGCAATAGAAACGCCCGAGTCGTCACCTTTAAGGTAACTTAACTCAAGTGGTTGTCTGGTAAATCTATCAATTCTTACTTTAGTAAAGATTGTATTTGTATCCCATATTGCGTTGTCTCCAAGTTCGTTGCTATATCCATCCTTTGCTGTAATTTTAGCCAAGGCCGTTTGGTATGCAGAATGTTGAGTAGAATCAATGGTTTCTTTAAGTCCAGCAATCTCTACTTGTAGTCTTCCAATCTTTTTTGCATCAGGGTTTTTTTGCTTTGATTCACGAAGTAAATCAATTTCTAATGTGCTAAGTTCTTTATACTGTTGCTGGTATTGATTTGTATGGAATCCAATAAGTCTAAAAATAACGTCAGCCATATGTTTAGCATCTAATTCTCCTTTAGCAAAAGGAACAGTTTTAACAACTGCACCATCTGCCATTACTTGGTCTGGAGGATTTATCAACACTTGCCAAGAACGTTGGGCTGGCGTTCCGTCTCTTTCAGTCATTGCAAGATTACGCATAACGTGTTTAGTTGCTTCTGCCATTCTCAATTGACTGCCAAACAAAGTTTTCATATCTCCAGGTTTCCACATAGTTTCGCCGTGCCTGTCTTTTAGTTCACCTCTCCATCCAGCATCTGCTCTGTCAAACTTAGCATCCATGTCAGCCACCCAAGCATACATAACCATCTGCTTAATAGGTTCTCCTTTTTCATTAAGATACGGGAATCCGTCTGCATCAAGGCCAGATTCTTCAACGGTAATTTTGTATGGTGCAAACTTTCTCACCCTAGGCCTTGTGCCTTCAGTTTCAACAACTCTTCTTGAACCAGAAACACCAGCACCATTAGACGCAAATACAGATTTATATTCACCAGTAAAAACTCTTAAATATCCTGCGTTTACAGAACTAGAAGTGTCTGGGCTTCCTTCAGCAATAGAAGTAAAGAATTTATCCAAGATAATCCATTGCTTTTCTGGAATACCGCCATGAAAACCACCTGTGTCCATTCCTTGGTCTTGTAGTTCCTTGCCGCGTTTTGTATTAGCCTTAAGAAAATCTTTAAGTTTATTCCATTGCTCTAATGAAGGAGAACCAGACATAATAATGCCACTTTGGTCTGCGGTTTGTCCTTTCTTTCTTACTAATTCAATACCATATTCAGTTTTGGTATCTACTCCAGTAAGAATCAAGTGAGTAAATGCTTCACTTAAAGGCTGTGCTTCGTATTGCATTAATACGTGATAAGGCTTTTTAAATCTACCTTTATCATCAAGCCAATGAAGCCTGTCATTTGCAGCAGCCCATCTAAATCTTGCACCCATTGCCTGAGGTCCAATATCAAGTTGAGCGTTTCTAATTGCATTATTGTCTTCTAGTTCAACAATAGGAATAGAAGATTTATGGTTTCTAGTATCAGCAACCATCATGTCAATAGAACTGTTAAATTCTCTTCTTACTAGATTTGGAGTTCCGTCTGAATTAAATGCTTGTGCAGTTGACCAGAATCGCTCTCCCATAACAATTCTATCACGTTTTTGTTCTGGAGTATCCGTAAGAACGTGCATGATTCTCTTCCAATGAAGAAAAGGATTAGAAGAATTGTTATTCTCAGGAATCATTCCCAAATGTCTCAATCTGTCATAATTAATCAATTGGAACAATTGGTCCATTTCGCCACCTTTTCCAAAGAAATGAACCAAATTTGTGGCAGTCTTCCAATGCTCTCTTGCAATAATTTCTGCTTTTGAAAGGTCGCCAGGTTTTTTACCAAGTCCCACTTCATTAAAGGAATTAAGAATAAGGTCGCTTTCTGTTTGTCCTTGTGTTTTTTGATATATCCAATCATTAACTGTCACGTCACCAAACACCATTTTCATAAACAGTCTTCCACGAGTTTCTCCAGCAACATTAGAACTTCCATTCCAACTTCCAGTAGCGGAAGAAGGAGAGAACTTTCCTCTTGAAGAGAAAGGACTAATTGTGGCACTTCTAAGAACATACATCTGCCCAATAACTTCTTCCATTACTGCAGAAAGCCTTGCAGATTGAGACTTGTCATTTTTAAAGGCAATTTTGCCTTGATGATATCTAGTAAGCCATTCAACTTTATCAGCAAGCCCAAGACCATCGGCATAAGCCTCTGCAAAAGCATCCAAACGTTTAAAGCCCTCTTCGGTGCTACCAAAAAGCGAAGAAATCCTTTCTTCATAAATTCCAGTATTAGGATTCCTTTCCCACTGTCCTAAAATGTGAGTATTGATTCTTGACCTTGCTCTATTCATGTTTTCAGTATAAGTCAAAGCATGAGCAATTTCTTCTCTTGCTGTTGCGAGATTATACACCTTCTTGTCAAGATAAATCTTTGTTTCAATAACCTTTTGTCCGTCTTTTGAAAACTTTGTCCAAACAGTAATCCCCTTCTTCATTGTCGTGATTTGACTGTTATCGGCTGCGGAATAAATAACTTCTCCTTCTCTAAAAGGTCTGCTATCTGTTACTTGCTCTGCCTGTAATTTTGCATTTTCAAGCGTTTTAATATTAGCATTTGCTTCCATCACTGACTTACCAATAGCAATTCTAGACGCACGAATTCTAATAAACTCATTTTTTAATGCTTGGACTCTTTTAAATGCGTCTTTAGGAATTACGGCAGCATCAAATAAATCATTAAGTTTTTGGTCGCCAATAAACACTTCTCCCTTGGCTGAGTCAAAGCCAAGGTCATCTGCCAAAGTAACTGTTCCATCTGGATTAGTAACGTTTGTTTTACCTTGTGCTTCAAGTATTGCCTTGTTTCTAAGAACCATTCTTTGAAGATTCTGAACAGCCGCTTCAGCCGCATCCTTAGGTGCTGGGAAATCTGTTCCAAATGCTTCAAGTGGAGGAATCTCGCTACCCCTGTTTCCTGCATTACCTCTTACGTCAGCACCTACTGCATGAACATACAGCGACTTAACGTCTATACCTAAATCTTGAGCAAGAATAATAGCAGCCTGTTCAAGTTTGTGTTGTGCATTGTCATTGACATCAAGCATCTTATTTCTTGCCTGTTCAATCAATGCAATTTCTTTTGCTAAAGCACCAACCCTTATGCTGGCAGCATCAGAAACGTTTAACTGCTCAACTTGAGCAAGTGCCCAACTGTGAGCCTTATCTCCAGCCAATCCCTGCTTTTCAGCCTCTTTAATAAAACCTTCTAAAAGTGCCTGTTGCTGTTCTGGATTTTGTGCTGCTCTTCTGCTTCTAAAAATTGACTCAATTCCCCTAATAACTCCAGGGTCATGAAATTCTACTCCGTTAGCACTTCTGAATAAATTAGCCATTGTGTCAACCGAATGCATCCAATAGTATTCCGCTTCAGTTCTGCTTCCTTTACTTTGCATTAATCTTGCTCTAATAAATTCAGCCTGAAGAATTTCAATAACATTGGCCTGTTGTTCGTGTGACAACTTTGGAAGAAATCCGTTAATTTCGTTTAAAGTAAGGTTCGTTCTGCCTCTCATAGTTTCACTTAATTCCCAAGCACCAAACGCTGGAATGATTTTGTCAAACGAATGTTTAGAAATAATATTTTTACTTCCAAAGAACACAGCCCCTCCAACGCCAACGCCAGATGCTTGGTCGTTAAAGAACTGGAACATCATTTCATTGATAACCATATGAGAACCTCCATTTGCCATAAGGTCTGCACCAAAATCAATTAGGCCAGCACCAGTTCCAGAGTGATACGTTTTGATAAAATTAAATTTGTCGTGAGCATCTCCAATAATCCTTGTCAATTCTTTTGCCTTTTTCTGATAATTGATAGTAGTGTTAAGCGGGTCTAGTGCAGCAAGTTCCTTTGTAGCCTGTGCTGCTCTGTGTGCATATTCATCAGCCATCCCAAGAAGAACAGAGCCTTCTGATTTGCCAACGCCCATCTTATGAGCCATAATATAGTCCTGCGTGATACCAATCAAATCACCACCCCAACCCATAACCTTGGCTACTAAGCCAAAAGATTTTGCTCTTACCCAAGTTCTTTGAACGCTTCCTAGTGTGTTGGAGGATTGAATAACATTTGTTGTTCCATATCCAACCTTTCCAGTTTCAGCCAATCTTTTTGTAATTTCAACTGCTTGCACGTCTCCAGCATAATGACCTGCAAGTTCCATCCACTTATCTGCCCAGTCGCCAATTTTTCCAGTAGCATCTCTAATGGAATTAAAAAGTGGATTGTGTGTCAAGAAACTAAACCTAATTATGTTTGCTCCGCCTCTTGCATAAGCAGCCTTATCTAAACCTTGGATTTCGCCTTTTACTTTTGACAGTTCTTCCACAAGTGAGGCTCTTTGCTGTGGGCCGAAACCTTTAACGTCTACTGCATCAAGCAATCCTTCATCAATAGCACCAAGAAGTTCTCTGTGAGATGCCTTAGACCAGTCAATAGAAAGTTTGTCATTTTTAACAAGCCATTCTCTTACTGGGTCAAGAATGTCTGTAATAACCTTAGGGTAGACAAGTTTTTTAGAATCTGCAATTGTTCTAATTAATGAAGCCCTAACTTGCTTTGCAGCATTTACAGAGCCATTAATTGATTCACTCATAGCCTCAAGTGTCTTGACGCTCAATCCTGCCCAAGCACCCTTTTTCCCGTCAGTCATAGCAGGAACTGGCTTCTTTGTTACAGGGTCAATAACAGTTGCATTAATGTCAAAATGAAGAGGCTTTCCATCATAAATTGCTTGAAGTGCTTTATAGTCGTCTACAACCTCTCCAGTTGTTTCTAAAATTCTAGCCTTTGCTGCATCAATAGTTGCTTGAACGCCAGCGGGAACAATAATTTGATTTCTTGCTAGTTGTTCAATTCCAGCAGTAATTGACGCTCTTGTTGCTGACGCTTTTTCCAACATTCCAGCATTGGTAAAACCTTTAGCCATTTTAGCCATTTTAAAACCTTTTACAATAATACCAGCACCAATAAAAGGGTCTTCCCACATTGCAGCGTTGTGGGAAATGTCTTCTCTATACAAATTTGTAGGCAAAGGCCATCCAGATTTTTCCCAACTGTGGAATGCGTTTTCAACTTGAACTCCTCTTTTAAAATTGTTAAAACCATACATATTCCTAATATCCTCAAATGATTCTGTGTTTGCTTTTGGCATCATTACAAGTTCTCCGATACTAGCACCAGTTAAATAACCTGATGCTTGAACGTTAGCAAGACCCCTAGACCACCAAGAATCTGGGTCAGTTGAAAAAGGAAGACTTAGAATCATACTAAATCCTTGAATGGCTCCAGAAAGGTTACTTAACAAAGGTGCAAAAAATCTGTTATCAGCGTCAAATGCTCCTTCTTTTTCTAGTTCTTTAAAATCTGCAGCAAACTTGTCTAAAAGTGGCGGAAGAACCCTTCCAGAATCTTCAAAGTCAAAGGCATCAAAGTCTCCTTCGCCCTTTAATCCCTTTTCAAGATTCATGGCTCTCCCAGCATCAGAAAATGCACCAAGTTCGCCATTTTGGTCAGCATTCTTTATATCGTGAAGAAGTTTTAGAAAAGCCTCTTTCTTTTTTGCACTTCCACCCTTTGCGTCCTTCCACCCTTCGGACCACTCAATTTCAGGATGCGTAAAACCAGCAGCAGTATTTTTGTATGTGTTAAGAAATGCCTGTGTCAAGTGCTTTACCATATTTGTAGCACCATCAATAATTTTTCCTGGATGACGACTATTAAAATCTTTAAGATTTAGATAATCTTTCATATCAACAGGATTGCGTGAGTTGATTTGTCTACCAGCAGCAATTTGAGAAATAAAAGTCTGTGCGGCTCTTTCTTGGCTATGGTCGCCGTATTTATCCTTTAAAGTTGAATACAAACTTGTTCCGTATCTATCAGCATACTTGTTTGTTGCGTAAGCCAAAAAGTCTTTCTTTTCTTCATCAACCTTTGACTGACTGTCGTTTCCTTCTGAGAAATAACCAAGAGCATCCATCTGTCTCATCAATGCGTTTTCATCTCCCTCATCAAGTAGTCTTGGATTTCTTGCAATTAATTCTTTAAAGCCAAGGGCTTCATATTTCTTAACCAAATACTCATTTCTATGGTTTCTATAAGCAATTTCACTCCATTGCTCTTCTTTTGTATTTCCCATTTCAAATAGAAACTGAACATGGGGGCTTAGTTTAGGCGGAGGGCCAATGCCAACTCCAGCATTATCAGCAGCAACCCCAGCAAGCACAGTTCTGCCAGAAGACAAATTGGCTCCTGGGGCAGAAAGCCTTTGCTGGACTTTCTGTTGATAAATGGCTGCCTTTTCGTCGTAGCCTTTCTTCCATCTAGCAGCACCATCCTGCGTAGAACTAAATCTACGTCCAATTTCTGTAGTATACCAGTTTTCTCTTACTCCTTTATTTTCAAGAGTTCCATGAACAACCGCAGACGTAGGGAAATACCCAGTTTCTTGCGAAAATTCAGGAGCCACTGAATCATTGATTCTGGTTTCCTTGGGGGGTTCAATCCCAGTAAGAGTAGTTCCAGATACTTTCGGTGCGGGTGCGGGCACTCGATAGGTTGGTTGAGGGTCAGCCATAAATTATTTGCCAAACATTTGTTCGACCTTGTTGAAATATTCGTTGCCAAAGGCTTTGGTTGTTTTACCGTTTCCAGTATAACCACTACCCTGCCTGTCGCCAACGTCAATATTGCCATACTTCTTCATCCCATTGTAGGTATTGGCTTCTTTGGCTGAAAAGTCTCTAAACTGGTTAAGTTCGTCAAGAGTCAATTTCCTACCAAGCATTTCTCCAAATCTTGCATTATACAATTCCATGCTTGTGTCATTTGCCTTATAACCAAGTTTAATCTTTTCGTTATGATGTGCAAGAATTGAAATCATTGCAAGTGCCCTTAGTCTTGCTTTATGGAATCCTGAAACGGAAAAAATAGCCTCAATTTCTGGGATAATAGAATGTAGGATTTCTTGTTCAAAGTTTGAAGGATTTCCAGGACCAACAATAAATACTCGCATCTGACCAATAAGTTGTGCTCTTGACGAGGCTGCTTCTTTCATTTCTGCGTTCGCAACCTTGTTCATGAAACCTTCAACATAACCACCATTAATAAGTTTTTGGTTAAGAAAATTAAGTTTATTGAAATGGTATGACTGATTTACCATTGTTTCAGTAGTAAGTTTAGACTTTGCGTCAGAATCATCATCTGGCAATTTTTCACTCATCGTAACAAAAGCCTCAGGGTCACGCTTCGCCAAATATCGCATAAGTTCCGGAGTGTCAGCCCTATCAATAACGCTTCGTCTTCTATTAAACGAAACAGCAGATTCGCCAGGTTCTCTTTTGATATTTTTATCAATAATATACTGTAGTCTTTCGTCAGGACTAATTGAATCATAAGCAGCAGGAGAATAGCCAAAATGCTGTTCTATTGATTTATCATCAAGACCAGTCCATCTATTTTTATATTTTCCAAGTGAACCAGCCACTTCTAAGCCAGCCTTAATCTGAGTTTTGCTTTGTCCTCCATTAATTCTTTCCTGCAATTCGTTTAAAGCCTTTCTGCCCTGTTCCAGCATTCTTTCTCCGTTTGTTCTTTCGTTTGCCCATGCATCAGATTGAGTGTTTAGCATTGTCATTTTAGTTGAAAGGTCATCAACAATTTGTTTTTGACCCTTAAAAGCACCTGTCTTTGCGTTAATTGTAGCAAGAATTGCACTATTTCGTTCATACTCCTTACTCACCTCCGCCATCTTTTCAATAAAAGGATTTTTAATCTCGCCTTGTTCGTAAAACGTTTTGGTAAGTTCATCAACTTTGGTTTGAAGTTTGGCTCGTTCCGCTTCCATGTCTTCTTCTGCTCCTGGAATCCCTCCTTTTGGAAGTCCTGTGATGCCAGAAACATACCCATTTCTTAAATATTCAGATGGACTATATCCATTCTTTCTATGAAAATTGTATGAAAACCTATCAGAGTCGATAGTAGAATTTGGGTTAATCCCATCGGTTAATTCAGCCGTATTTTGCTTTACTAAAGCCCAAGCCTTCTCAATGTCATAAAGTCTATGAACATTAGTAGGAGTAGCCCACATTGCGGCGGCTTCTTTAGCAACATCTTCGTCAACTTTAACGTTTTTTGCAAATTGTCCGTCAATAACCATTTTCATCAAGGTTGCCTGTCTTTGTTTTTGTGTAAGAGTAGCAAGAGCACTTGCATCAGCGCCATTGTTTAATGAATGGTTAACGTTTAAAAGTGCAGCATTAGTTGAAACGACAGAAATTGTCTGCCCTTCACCAATGTCTTGAAACTCAACAGTTGAACCTAGTGCTTCAGCATTGTTTACATAACTTGGAATATCCTTGTCATCTCTAGCGGCGTATCCAAAATCACTTTTTATAAACTTTGGAGGCTGCTTTCCTACTGGAAGCAACTTCCATTGGTCAATGGCTTTCCCTTGAACAATTGTAGCGTCTAGTTTTGGTGTTTCAGCAACCTTTTGGGATTCCTGAAAACTTTTCTGATAATTTGCCGCGTTTTTCGCAGCCTCTTCTATAGAATCATTGCTTACGCCAAGTGCAGGTGCTGCTGCTAAATATCTATCGAAAGCCATATTATCTATTACCAAAAGGGTTTGAATACATATTCATTCTTCTCAAGTCATCTGGAGTAAGACTTTTCTTAAATTTTTCTGCCTGTTGAAGCGGAGTGTTTGGCTTGGGCAACATCAAAGGCCTATTCCAATCAGTATACTTATTCCAATTCTCATTATTAAAAACCATTTCCTCTTGGCTTTCAGTATATCTTTTACCTAAAGGGTCATTAGGGGGTAAAGACACATTCGCAGGAAGTCTGTATATCTCTCTTGGAGTCGAACTTGTTGCTCCTTGTGCAAGTTTGTCATTCAGTTCACGCAGTCTAGTTGCAACAGTAATCTGTCTCCTCTGAATTTCTGCTTCGGCATCTTTAGCAATTTTATCGTTTTTCTGGTATGCTGGAGTGCCTTGCAATAGCCCAAGTTTTTTGACAAGTTCACCCTGTTCTTCTGTAAATCCATCGTGTGCCGTTTTTGTATAATCAAATGCAAGTTTGTCACCCTTGAGTTTTGCTTCATCAAGAGCAGCCTGTCCCTTCTGGAAGGTATCTTCCGTAAGAAGTGCATACTTGGCTTCGTCGGTATTTGCCTTAGCAGCAGCAGCAGTAGCACTCTTTTCACCAGCAGCAACGCTTCTTTCTTCAAGACCCATCTTAGTTTGAGCCATCTGCATCTGAGTCCCCATCTGGTAACCCTGCAGACCACTAGAGATAAGAGCCGCAATAGGACTCTGACCCATAGCCTGAACGTATCCTTCAGGAATCTGATTAATTTGTTCGCCAGAATATTTGGAGAACATGGAACCGCCACCGCCACCACCCTGTGCAGGTTGAATTTGTTTCATATTAGTCTTTCATATAAGTTGGCAAAGTTTGATTGAACCACGGAACCTTATCAGCACAGTTTTCAACTGTCATATCTAATTTAGGGCAATGCACGAATTTAAGGGCATTTTCACGCTTATCAAGGCACTTAACACAGGCGTGAACATAATCAACATTTAACAGTTTGTCAATCTTTTCACCCCATACGCCATTTACCTTTTCATATCTGTCAAGGTCAATCGGAATGTTTGCGTTTTCAATAAACTCCCAAATGTCAAGATGCGTCCAATCCTTAAGTGGGAAGAACATTGTAGATTGGTTTGGATTAACTCTGCACTCAATTCTTGTGCCAGCGTCACCACCATAAATAGGGTCACTATCAGCCGCCTTATGACCAATCCATACAGTGTCCCAAGGTGCAATCAAAGACTCTTGCTTAGGGCGTTTTAGCATATCAATTCCACATACCCAAGGCTTGCCTTGAACTGGCTCTGTAATGCCACTAGGACACGACATCGTAGTGGTATTAAACTTGTATACGTTCTGCACTTCAAACTCACTTTCAGACTGCTGCATAGCAGAAAGCATAGGATGCCACGTATACACCTCTAGTCCCCAGTCCTGTATAATCTTGTCCTGAAACTTATACTTCCAAGGTTGCCACGGCTCCCTAAAGAAGATGACAGGAAACTTGAGTCCCATCATATTACGCATGATATGGAGCAAGACCATAGAATCTTTTCCGCCAGACCAAGCAATCGCAGAGCGATTTGGGCTTTCTAGCCCCCTGTAGATTATGTCAAGAGTCCTATTGATTTTGTTCATTAAATCAGTGTAGCACCAAGATACGCACCTGCAACACTGCCGACAGCACCCATAATACCAGCACTTCTTGTAGCAGAAGCAGCCTTGTCAGCGTTCTCCTGTTGCATACGATTAGCACGAATGTTGGCAAGATACTGAGATTCAGGCTGAAGGAACTGACCACCAAGGTTGTTAAAGGAATTCTGAGTAGCACCCATCATGTTCTGAAGGCCAAACATTTCGCCGCCAGCAACCGCAGGAGCCATATAAGCGTTAGCACCAAATGCCTGCTGCTGACCAGCCATCTGGTAAGCCTGTGTAGCCATTTGCTGTCTCTGCTGTTGACGCTGGTTGCCAAGTTGGTAGGAGTTTAGGACTTCCTGTCCAACGGCCTGATTACCACCAAGGCCTCTTGCAGCCATTGCAGAACGTGCAGACTGCTGTGCCGCAGTTGTTTCCTGTGCGTTAAGCGAAGAACCAAGAGCAAGACCTTCTCCAGCCTGTTGCTGGAACATATTGTAGTTAGCCGTGCCTTGAGCACCAAGACTGTTAATTGCATTGTTAGTAGACTGTGCACCAAGTCTTCCATACATACCCATCAAATCATTGCTATAAGCCTCAGACATTCCCGTTCCACGGGTCTGTTCATATATATCAGAATACTGACCTAGCAGGTTCTGACTCTGTGACCCCATTGACTCTCGCTGATACTGCTGAAGTCCAGGAAGCATTCCTCGTTCTGCCTCAATAGTAGCAGGAACAATTCGCTTCTGGGCAGCAAGTGCCCCCATGTTTTCATTGTAATACTGCTGTGCGTCAGCAGTCATAAAATCTCCATAGTTAGGAGCGTTTCTGTTTCCCATATTTCTAAATGCACCGCCAAAAAGTAAAGACATAAAATTAGAGAATTGCGGTTGGGTATCCGTAGTTAAGTGAAGCAGTTTTCTGTCTAAAAAGTGTAATGTTAATATATCCGTTTGTGTCCCATTTACCTCTTCCGGGAATAGGCTGAGCGTGCCAACTTAAACTAATTGCTGAGCCAATATTAATTCCAACAGTAGGACTACTAACATCAACAGCAGTAGAACCAACCGCCCCACTGTTGGTAACCTTAATGCTTCTATGGCAATAGCAAGGGCCTCCATACGAACCCATATACACTTGAACAGTATCAAGAACGCTTCCAGAAGAACCGTTTTTAATTTGCCACTGATAAATTGGCTCTGGTCTTGTGTTTCCAAGTTGACCATGCTGCATTGTCATAGTGTTCCAAATAAACGTCCAAGTTTCGCCTGGAGGAACAACAAACGTTTGGGTGACATACTCTTGTGACCCCCACGCTTGTCCAACAACAATTGTAGCAATCTTATGATTAATCCCAATGAAATTATCTTCAACAGTAGAAGGAGTCTTGCCACCAATTTTAAGAGAACCAACTTCTACAGCACCATCAATTTTAGCAGTTCCACTGATTGCAGTATTACCAGCAACAAGAAGGTCGTCGTTAATTGTTACGTTGCCAATTACAGCAACAGTAGCAGATTTCTCAAAATTAATACTTCCAGCACTTACGGCTGTTGCGGCAACAGTTCGTTTATTGTGATAAGTAAAAACGCTGCTACTAACTTTTGTAATTTGAAACGTTCCATTATATTGAACATTAGTAGCAGCAGTAAATTCTAAATACATCCCACTTTCAAGGCCGTGGTCAGTAGAAGTAACAAATGATGTAAAACCATCTACAGAATAAAACGGTCTACCAATGTGGAGAACGCCATACTTAGGAGTAACTACAATGTCATTCCAAGCAGGTGCAGTAATTTTTGGCGTAATTAGTTCAGACGTAGGAAGGCTGGAACCGTTACTAAAAATCTGTTCAATAGTTGCCTTTCGGAGTTTATTTGTAGTAGCCTCAGATTCGTCATAAATGACAATGCTATCAAGTTTATTTACGGAAGGAACGGCAGAAATTGAAATATCAGTCTGCTCTGAAATAGAACCACTTAAAAGGGTTGCGTGAGAAACGTGTTGATTAAAAGCATCGCCATTAATAGCATCACCATCTTGATATTGAATAGGGGGGGTAATTTGAGAAGGCATTTTAGGAAGAGCGAATGTTTGTTCCAGTTCTCATACCAGTAATGGCAATTGACCTAATATTGGCCTCTCCATTAAAAGACTGAACTTTAATTATACAAGATGAACCAATTTTGCGAATAGGCAAGTCTCTGACGTTGGAGTAATTAGACGGAGAGCCAAACTCATCAATAACAACTTCAACATCTGGGTTTTTTGACATATATGAAGTTTTAATTTGTGCGGCGTTTGTAAGCCTAACGTCAAGTTCTGCTTGAGAATATCGTTTATCTTCGGTAATTCCAAAATTGTAAGAACGTGTTTTAATCACACTGTCAATGGGGTAAATGCTCCATCTGATTTCGTCTCTAAGAATAAACGTAGGAATAATTGGGAGGACATTGTTGACTGTTGAATGGTTGTAGTTGTCTCCTTTTTCCAGTTCTTCAGTAAGAAAAACTCCATAATCTTTATCAATGAAAAACAGTCTTTTCTGTCCATTGTAAACGGCAGTAAACATATTTTGAATATCAACACCTTCTGGGAATGTGTCAATTGACTCCCACTGTTTATTAACAAAGTTAAAAATCAAAACAACGTTGTTAACTAAAGAACCATCAAGAGGGACTGCCAGATAGTATCTATTGTTGTAATAAGCAGAACAAGCATTTTTTACGGCACTCTGATTAATTCTATAGATAATGTCTTCAATAGGAGCAGACAAGGGTTCGCCAACAATACCAGCACGCATACCTTCTGGGGTAGTAGCCTGTTGAGGGGTAAATGCGTATACGCCAGCATCAGAAAGGAATAGCATACCGCCGCCAGCCTGTGTAATGCTTCTTGGGGCTACGCACCCAATGTCCGTAGCAAGCACCTTAACGTATGAATCAGCAGATATTGGGGCATCTCCAGAGTTATACGCACCAGCACCTACCGATGCGTAGTAAAGTCTATTACGCATAAAGATAACAAACTCATTAAGCACCCAAGGTGCAATAGCCACAATCTCTTCATTGGAACCATCGTTAATCTTAAATACGTCCATTAACTCAAAATGGTCAATGTCAAGATAATGCGAAATAGCAATCTCATCACTTCCGCTTTGAACCACTGCTCTGTTGTTAATGTAAATGCCTTGATTTGAATTAGGCATAAAACCAGCAGCAGTCCCGACTTGTGTAATTGTCGAAGTTCCATCCCAAATAAGAGGCTTTTTGTCAAGGCCTCTTAAAATAATAAGTTTTCCCATCATCTGAAATGCATCTACCCTGTCAGTTGATTCAATAGTCCCAAAAGAATCATAAAGAATAGGGCCAGCAATAGTGGACGTAGGAACATCATATTTATACAAACCAAGTCTACAAACTAGAATGATTGTATCAGTTCCATTTGCGTTTCTAAACGTAGTAACAAAGCGAATTCCAAAAGAAGTCGTGTTTATATTAAGCAATTTCTTAATTCCTTTTCTTGCCGTAGCAATACCTCTGTTTAGTCTAAAATTCTGACTAAGAGAGAGCGTCCCTTCCTTAAGCACAGTTGGGTTGTCCCTTGAATTGAAACCAGTAAAAACTTGGTCCCCATCCTGAAGTTCATTGGCCCTGACCTGTGCCTGTTGAGCCATTACTTAGGTCCGAAGATGTTATACCAAAAATTTCTTAGGAACTCCTGATATCTAGCACCGACATAAACACCACCCAAGAAGGTGATAATAGATAGAATAATGGTCATAAATTAAACCTGTCGGACAGGCATCCAGTAGTCCGTGCCGTTGAGGGTAATCTTAACTTCGTAGGGATAGTGCGGGGTAATGTATCCTGCCATTTCCGTGTTGCTCTGCAAATCCCTAAAGGTCTGTGCCCAACTACTGTTGATGCGGACATAGGATGTATTGTCGTGAGGGGCTTCGGGATAACTTGCTCCATCTGCTCCTGCTGGGCCTTGCGGACCTTCTGGGCCTTGCGCTCCGTCACTTCCATTTGCTCCGTCATTTCCATTAGACCCGCCGCCGCCGCTGTTCTGGTCAAAGTTGGAGAATTGCATCCAACTACTGTTGTAACGAACATACGCACTTCCATCATTAGGTGCATCGCTGATGCCGCCGCCGCTTTGGTCATAGGACGACAGAGGTTGCCAACTCGAATTAATGCGGATGTAGGGAGTGCCGTCGTAATTTACATCGGCAAAACTTCCGCCATCGTTTCCGTTGTTTCCGTTGTTTCCATCGTTTCCTTGCGGTCCTTGGTCGCCTTGCGGACCTGTGAGAGTTGCCGTGGTCTGCACAGAGCCGTCAGGGAAGGTCAACCCACCGCCATTAGGTGCAAGATTAAACTTACCATCAAACGGAGTAAATGTGTGGTAATAATGCGTTCCAGCACCTGTGTCATTATACGAGTCAATGACAAGATTAGTGTTTAAAAGGTTGCCTAGTTCTGGAACGTTTAATTCACCAGACAAAGTTCCACCTGTTAACTTAAGTGCCGTAGGGTCAGTTTCTGCGGTAATTCCAGGAATTCCGCTTGCAGAAATATTAATACTCATTAGGCAGTTCCGTAAGCAACGTGAGCAATGGACGCACTAGCAGCGTGAGCCGAAATAAGTCCATTATAGTTATCAAAAGAAATATTACCAAGAGGAGGAATAATTAGTCCAACCTGATTACCTGTATCAAGCAACAGATAAATATAATTGGTGGTGCTTTGATTCTGCACAATTACAATAACCCTTCTTTCGTGAGGAAGAGCCTTGTCGATTAGCAAGGTTGGGCTAACTGCGTTAACCGCCGTAACAGAAACATTTAACTGCTTTAGCCCTTTAATAAAAGGAGCCGAAAATTTGATATTGGACATTTTAGTATATTTGATTAAATTTTAGTCTGGGCTGAATACCTTGCTGGACAATAACCTTCTGAATCTCGAAGTCAAGCAACTGGCTGGCTTCCTTGTCAACTGCAAAGCCAAACTCCATCTGCTGTTCAGACTTGAGCCAGTCAGAGTGAATGCCCTTAATGATATACTGACCAAAAATAGCAGGAATCTTGACCTTTTCCCATACATCTCCAGCGGTAGGATTAACAAATCCTCCAACATTAGGAGCAGCAGTTGTGCTTGCTATGCAATTCCAGAAATTACCCTTTTTGCCACCAGCAAGAGAGCCAGTGGTAGGTGCAAAATACTTAGTAGGTTCGTAAGCCCAATAGACAGTTGTTCCAGTAACATAAGTCCCAATAGACCATAGGTCGCCAACAAGTTCTGGGCAGGGGATTCTGTAAGTCAGATAAACTTCAGCGTAAGCATTACTGTCAATGATTAGCCTTCTTGACTGTGTGTATACATCGCCAGAAACAAGAACGTCCTGTTCATCAATGCTAAACCCAATGTTTCTGACAGAACCAGTAGTTCTGGGGTCTTTGTCTGTAACTTGCAGGACATCGCCTACAGATACCTTAAAAGTGCCTTGAGAATTAATTACAACGCCATTTGATGGGATAGGCACAGAGTATACAGTCCCAACGGCTGTAACGGGAAATGCGGTGGTTCTAATGAGGTCGGGCCAAGTGTCCACCTCCCACGCAGTCTTGAGTCGGAAGTTGGCAAAATCCCTAATCTGCCTAAACGACTGAGCCGTAAGGTTCTCTCTGTCAAGTCCAGTAATCTGGAGTGACTGAGCAAGGATTGTCTCGAAGTCGATAGTTCTCATTTAATAAGTGTTCCAGAGGAATCGAAGATGCCAGCAGCACCCCCTACCATAGTTCTCTTCATTCTGTTACGGACTGCAACCTCTGGATTGTCCCTAACGAATTCATTCATAAATTGTTTGTCCTCCCAGCATTCATAGCCAAGACGGATACCCCAGTAGTGAAAAGCAGCAGCGGGAATTCGTGCTCTTAGTTGGCCTATTCCTTCAATGGAACGGGCTTCATGACTGTGACCATAGATAGCATTCTGTTTAGCGTCTTTCTTCGCATTAACCGCTTCCATGTTCCAGCCATGACGAAGTTCCCTCTCAACCTCATTTCTGAGATTGGAGGGAATAACGTCAGCCAGACTTTGAATAAAGTCCGACACTCCGCTTATGTGAGGTCCAACTTGCCGAAGGCCAGCGGGTTGTG